GTGAAGTTTCACCCAGTGACGAATCTAGCTTCCAGATTTGTTCACGTAAATCTCTTAAACTATCACCTAAGAAATTAGGATAGGTCTTTGGAGATGTATACCAAGACATAGTCTTGTTACGTCGTCCTTTCGGTACCAACCGCTTGAATAGTTCCTTGATAAAGAACGATTGCGAGGTTACCTTAATTGACCAACGGACGAGAATGCGCTCTATCAGCGTAGCGATCTGAGTAGGATCAGCAAACCTTACCGCAGCTAATAGCTTCGGAGTGAGTGGAGAGACTTCCTTACCTTCTGTAAAGAGTCTCTTTGCAAACTCAGCCACTCTTGGACCTCCCGGAGGAGATCTAAGTGATTTAGTAGCTGAAATTTTAACACCAAGCGTTTTAGTGACAAAATCACTATAACGATGAGCAACTTTGCGATCGAAGATGACTAAGTCATCTCCTAAAATCGCATAATTGCGGAAATTATACGGATTCTTCCCAACCTGACTAGCACAAAATCTCACCACTAAATGGTGAGTTAGTGCAAAGACAGGCCAGGACGAATAAATACCCATAGGCTGACCCACTTTGAAGTGGACAAAACGTCTTTGTTTCTGATGGTAGATCGGAAGACCCATAAGAGTCTCCCAATGCGTACCCATGCCAGGAAATATCTTGTCGACGACAAGACGTTGTATCTTGACAGGGAAACGGTCGGTAGCTTTTTCTAAATCAAAGGAAAAGAACCGCCTTTTAAGATTCGCAGTTGCCCATTTGAGGAAAACACCAGAACGATCTTGATCGTAGGTGTAATCAGTTCGGTATTTACTTAATATTTTCATCACGAAGTGATGAAACACAAATAAAACTTCCTGAATCCAAAAGTTGCAAGAAGTTACAACTCTTGTCTTCCCCCCGCCCTCACTCAAGAAAGTAAACTTCGCTAACCTATATGGAGAACCTTTCGGAACCCCATCAATAAGATGTCTAAGATATCTTATTCTAGTACTATAGAAAGCCAGTACCCAATTAAATACTGACTTAATATAATACCGATAGGTTTTATTCTTGAAAAGAGTATAAAAGTACTCATACCAAGATTTCCATTTTATTTCATGGGTGAAGAATCGGTCAAATGTTTCGGCCGATGAATCAACCCGTACTTTCCAGTTCTCACTATGAAGCCAGCCTGACATAATGTCGAAGACATTATAGGCAGCATCATAATACTTAGGAAACACATGTTTCAAAGTATAAGCGTCTCTAAAACAGTAACGGAACGAAGGGGTACCATAGGGTCCCCCTTTGAAACCGCTGAAAAGAGATGTAGTGTGAACACCAAGAGAGTTGAGGCGTACCCTCTTGTCATACTTATCTAGGAAGTCCTTAAAGTCTTGACCCCCATCTTCATGGATCCCAGAACATGGTGTCTCCAAATGGGAGACATCATAGTCAGGGTCGACTATAAGTAACCGATAACAGTTACATATAGTAACACCAATCAAATTGAGGTATCTCTTGCGAGATATTAAAAGGCGATGAACCTTTTTCAATCTTCGAGGAAAACCATCGTCATAGGTTTTAAACCAATGACGATAGTTCACAAACCCTCTGGAGGGTTTGAGTCCCAATAACACTTTATACGACTGTAATCCTATCTCTTTGAGACAGGAAATCGCATAACGTTTACCATGATGACGCACCAGTGCGTCATAAAAAATGTCTATATTCAGCAAGACATGACTCAATACTGTAGACCCGAGATGGAAGTAGGCTACGCAACGTAACCCAAACCGTCGTCAAGTTTATAGTTCCTTGTTTCATGGTTCTGAATATGAACATGAGCAAAGAGGACTTTTTAGGCAATCGCCAAAAAGGTTTCCTAACTTTTACGATACTAATCTCACCAGTGAGATTCTCTCTTAGGACTAGGACATTTCAAGACACCTCTCGGTTGGCATACCCTCACAGGTATGTTTCCGGGCCACACATCACTGTGTATTCCGTGTCTGACCGAATCAGCTTAAACTTTATCGAGCCCTCTTCACTCCCACACTCAACACGCCAGCTTATTACTAAGTGACGTGCCGAGTAATACTATAGAGGTTGGATTCCCGTATAAAGAAATCCGAAAAGAGCGAAGCTCTTTTCCTACTGGTGTTATATCTAGACTACGAACAGTGGCTAGCTGTTGGTAATCATTATTGCTATCGCCTCAGAAGCTTCGCTCCTCTGGTAGGGTGCTAACTCAAAAGTTGGTCATTTAAACAACCCCGCAATCAGGG